AAGTCCTGACTTTAGATGTACGTTAATGGGTAATTGTACAGCAGGAGATACTGTAGACGGTAAGGTATTTGCTAAGTCTTGGTGGATGGATAACAAAACTACACCTGAGGCATGGAAAGACTATGCTGCTGCATCTAATGGTATTAAGTTACCTGACCCAAAAACACTTGATGATGGAGACTTACCTTTCTAATGGATAGAGTAAACATATTTAAAGAACCAAAGCAACTAAAGAACTGGGCTATACAAGTAGCTAATTCATGCGGAGGTCAAGAAGTTAGTAAAGGTCCTATTCTTAAAAGTATGGATATGCGTAAGCTAGATACTTTAATAGAAAAGTTTGTAAGTGATTACAACGAATCAATGAAATCTTCTCAAGAAGAAGAGTAATGTCTCATCCAGTACCAGGTCAAGAATATTTTTGTCAAGATTGTCTTGAAGAAATTATCGAATACCACAAATGTGACTAAGCAAGAGCCGAGGTAGAAAGGATAACACCCTCGGCTTTGCTATTTAAACTATTTGCTTATTTGTTTTTTAGCGTATGTCTTGACCACTGCTAGTGCAGCACCACCACCTGCTAATGCAGCTAACTGAATTGTTTCAGCTTCTACACCAACTAAAGGTGCTACTGTTAATGCACCAATGAACGCTTCAATGAAGGTCCAGGCAGTTCTCTCAAGCATATCTTTTAAGTCTTCACTCATTTTATAACTCCATGCTTCGTTCCAAGGTGTCCACCATAAGTCCTTCTTGAACTTCCCCTCTTGGGTTCTTCTTCTATTATTCTTCTCGAATAAATCTGACATTATATTATTACCTTTCCACCTAATTTAGATTTGATAGTAAGTACATTACCGTTAATCTCTTGTAGTTTCTCATAGACAGTTGTAGCTAATACTGTATGGTCTTTAGCTGCATTATCTACTGGCTTTTCTAATAACTTATTAATAGTTGTATATTCAATAGATACATCTTTACCTTGTAGTAATTGTGCTGCAACTTTAGCATACATCTTCTTGTAAGCTACTGTACTGCTGCCTATAAATCCATCCTTAGATACCTCTAGGTCTTGTTGTGTCTCTCCCACAATTAAGCAACCTGATGTATGTTCGTCCGTATTCCCAGTATGAATTAAGATATATGTAAAGTTAGGCACATCTTGTATATGTAACATACCGTAGTGTGCGTTCTTATATCTTTCTGAATACTTGGCGTGGAATCCACCTGTCTTTCTAAATTTAATATCGTATGTTCCTTCAGGTATGCATGTTTCGTGCATAACCTTTACTGCTTGATACTGGTCTTCTAGTGTATAACATTCAAAGACACCATCAATAAACAGTAAACCATTGGTAGCATCTGTACCAAACTGGGTTCTAACAACTGTTAGCTTCACCTATACCTCCATGTTTACAATGACATAGATTGACACGAGTTCCTTTATCGTTCACAAACGAACGACATTTTACTTTCTGAACTTTATCGTTATCAACCATATTACTAATGTTATTATAGTAGCAAGTCCAGTGATTTGCTGCGCACTACCAGTAAGTGTAAGCGTAGCAATTACTAAACCAACTAAGGTCCAACTAAGATTAAGTGTTTCCTTAATTGCCTCCACAAACCATTCCCATAGTTTGGTTATCATATCTGTCTCCTAAATACAAAAGCTGCCATACTAGCTATTCTAGTTATAATAACTGGCACTACAACTTCTTGTGCTTTTTCTCTTTGGTCTTGTGTCATATCATCTCCTATATTGCTGATAGTTATACCTTCAAAATCTAAATCTACAAATGTTTCTATTGGATTCTCTAAAAAGTTTTCGTACTGTACTTCTGTCACAACATCAGCAAGTGTGTAGTTCTCTACATCTGCGTTCTCTACAGCTCTTTCTACATATTCTTCTACAGCTTCAGCTACTGCTTCATCTTCTTTTACTGCTTCAGCAATAATCTCGACATCATCTTCTTCTACTTGTAATACTTCAGCTACAACTGCAACTTGTTCTTCAGATAAATCTTCTACATTTTCTATGGCTTCTTCAACAACAGCTTGTACAACTTCTTGTACTTCTTCACTAGCCTGGTCTAAATTTTGTACACCTATGTCATTAACTTGTTCTATAACTTCTATGACTTCTTCAGTAGTAACTTCTTCAATAACAATATCTTCAATAACTTCTTCTACTTCAGAAATTTCTATAGCGACCTCTTCTTCAGTAAGTTCTTCTACTTCCTGTATAACCTCGTCTTTGACATCTTCTTCTTGAATTGTTTCTTCTCTGATGATGTCATCTCCTGGTATCTCTTTATCCAACTCATCTTCTAAAATGGTTTCCTCAACATCTTCCTGTATTGGCTCATCCAAAACTTCCTCTGTAATCTCTTCAACTTCTTCATCTAGTATCTCCTCTATAATTATTTCTAATACAAAATCTTCTTCTTCAAACTTAAACTCTTCTTCAAGTTCCTTAACATCAATTTCAATTTGTTCTTTAGATAATATAACTTCATCTTCATATTCCAAATCATCCCCTTTAATCTCATCTTCAGTTTCCAAATCAAGTACCATATCATCATCATCAAAAAACTCTCCTTCGGTATTGTATTCTTCTTCATCTTCTTCAACTATATCACAATCTCCACGCTCTATTTGTGCATCTGTCATGTAGCAACCAAACTTATCTTCATTAGCTTTACGCTCATTGTCACGCTCTACTGTGCCATCTTCTATCTCGTGTTCTTGATACTCACCAACAGAACCATCATCCATTACAACTTCAAATTTCTCAGGTTCAGGTGGTGGAGGTGGAGGTTTAGGTGGCTCAGGTGGTGGTGGAGGCAAAGTTGTAGTAGTTGTTGTAGTTGTAGTAGGCATAACATATTTAAAAGATATGTCATCTAACAATGACCAGTCATTAATTCTTATTGTAAAACTTTCTATAAAAGTATCTAAAGTATCGTAGATATTATAAACAACTGTTTCTAACATAGTTTCTAAGTTAGAGTTACTCTGTGCTTCTAATACATTCTCTTGTGTAGTTTCATCTGTATGTGTATAAGTAACTGTACCTTCATTGTTCAATGCACCTATAGTAAAACCTACTTCGTATATCTCTATATCTAGTTCTTCTTCCTCTACTGTGGTTGTTTCAGGTAATATAAATGTGTAATCTTCGCTATCGTTACCATGCTGCATATAGTGTAAGTTCATACAAAAATCTGTACAACCAAACTGACCATCATAAGTACTATCAATAACTATATTGTTCTCTACCTCATTACCATTTAGGTCAAGCTCATCTTCAGGTAACTCTATATCTGTAGCTTGTTCATAGGTAGGTATAGTTGTAGTAGTTGTAGTAGATGTAGTAGATGTTGTAGTAGTCGTGGTAGTTTCTGTAGTTTCTTCTTCTACTTCCTCTTCTTCTAAAGGAGGTGGACCATCAAAGGTTTCTACTTCTTCTGTTTCTCCTGGGATAGTAGTAGTAGTAGTGCTAGTAGTAGTAGTGGTAGAAGTATCTGTAGTATCTGTACTATTTTCATTAGCATATAAAGGTAATGGTAGCAGTAAAAAAACTGCGAATAAAACTCGCAGCATTACATTACAATCGCTGCAACAACTCCACCTAGTGCTACGAGTAGCGTTAATACTTTATAAAACTCTGCTTTATCTAGTTTGGCATCTAGTTTTTCTTCTAATCTATCAAGTCTTTCAATGACCATATTAAGTAATTCTTTCTGTGTGTAGCCATTGTTGTTTGTCATTTATGGTAAGTCATCTTCCTGGAGAGGTGACATCCAATCCCATTCTTTATCCCAATCACCTGGTATAGGTCCAGTAGCTAGTTTTCTAAGATATGCTACTATTTCTTTGCATAAATATCCAAGAACAAAACCAGTTAAAAAATCCATAGATGGGATTATATCACATAAAGTCTATGTTCAGAAGTACTCTGTTATTTTTATCTGTTTGTGTAAACCCTTGATGAGGTATATAACCATCAAACACTAATAAACTATTTGCAATAGAAGGTATTTTAATGTCAGAATCCTCTACAAATAAAACAGTTCCACCATTACAATCTGTAAAATTATAAACTGCTGTGTAATATTTTTCTATATCAGGAAAATCAGTGTGTATAGCATGATATATATTTTTATTTTGGTTTGTATATAAGTTTGCTTTTACTCTTAATAATTTAGATTTACCTGTAGTAATACCTACTTCAAATAATACAGGTAATATATCGTTAAAATATTCTGATGAAATTTGTCCACTTCTATATAAGTGATGAGTAAACATAAAGTTATTATCTGCATCAGGTACAGTGCTATCATTGTAAAACCATGGAAAAAAACTACTATTAAATTTTTTATTTAATTCTTTGTATGTTTCTGTATCTAATACATCTTCTATTAATTCGTAATTCATTTTAAATTCTTTCTGTAATTACCATTAAAGGAATTGTTTAATTTAGCAAATTCTAATTTAAATTTTCTTTTAAATTTATCACTGTATTTTTTAACACTATATTTAAATTTTTCCCTCTTATAAGGAACTAAGTAGCATAAAGGAGTGCCACTTTCAATAAATACTTCATTACTTTCAGATGTGTACATGAGTTGTAAAACTACTTCTTGATTTATGTCTGCTTGATAAACACCATAAGCTATATGCCAATCAGGATTATAGTCATATATTAATGGCACTTGTCGTAAACTATAACCTTTTGGTACTATTAATTCAAAAGGACTTATAATTTTAAAAACTTTTCTTACTTTAGATTTTGGAAAATAATCTAAAAATTGGTCATCTGAATGATACTCTAAAGTAAAATTACTAGCAGGTGGAACTTCCCAATAATAACTACCATCATCTTCTACTTTTAAATACATGTCACAATGTGCATACATTATTATTCCCTCTTGAAATATATCAATAAAACTTGGACAATGCTTTGCAGTTCTAAGATTTGGAAACTTACTTGGTCCTCTTTCTACATCATTAGGCATACTTTTAAAATATTTAGGAATGTCTCTTGTTGCAGGTTTAGGGATTATTTTATCAATAGATAATAATTCTTCTCTTTGTGATGTGATTATTATATTTTTAATTGTTCCACCTTTATTTATTATTTAGGGTGCTTCCCAATTCCATGTAGTAGTATTTAAAGTCCAATCATCTTCAGGTTGTGGTTCATAAAAGACATCATTACTTTCATCATATATCATGCCTACACAAGCAAAGTTTCCTCTAAATGGAGTTCCTCCTAATAAGTGTTCTCCATTTTGTGTATTGTATGAAGTTCTTATAACTGTTGCACCACCAACTATTTTTTGACTGTAGTAATCTTCCCAACTTGAATAACCTTCAGGATGTGCTTCTGTTTCATCTTTACCAGTTAATACACCAGTAACTATATTTTCGCTATCTAAAACTGCGTAATGTGCCATTATAAACTCCAACTCACATTATCACTACCTGCAGTAATTGTGGTTACTTTTTCTGCACCATCTGTTGCAGTTGAACTTGTTAAACCACTACCAACAGTTATTGTAAATTGTTTAGGATATCTTAGTATTACAACACCTGAACCACCATTTCCTGCTTGACCATTACCTGGCGCTCCTGCTGAACTACCAGTATTAGCAGTTGCACTTGATGTTGATGTTGCACTGGCATTACCACCTGCAGTACCACCACCTGCACCTCCACCACCTGGTGAAGAAGTTCCACAACCTCCACCACCTCCTGCTCTTGTTACAGCAGAACCTGTAATAGAAGATGATAAACCATCTCCTCCATCTCCTCCATCATTAGGAGCAGGTGTTTCTCCAACTTCTGAAGCACCACCTCCTCCACCTCCACCTGCTGTAGAGTTTGAGCCACCACCTGCAAAACCTTGATTTGTTGTACCTGCCATACCTGCAGAACCACCATTATTAGAAACGCCACCACCTGAACCACCAGTTTGACCACCTTGATGTCTTGAAGCACCTTTTCCACCACCGAGAGCAACTATTGGTTGAAATTGACTACTTGACCCTGAACTTCCACCTCTTCCAAGATTAACGCCACCACCTCCTGCACCAATCTCTACTAAATAATTTTTACCAAGTTCTATGAATGATTTAGGAGCAGTATCATCTCCTCCACCTGAAGTTTCTGAAGCAAAAGAGTTTACATAACCACCTGCACCACCACCACCTGCATTAGTTGATGTTTCTGCTGAACCACCTCCTCCACCTCCACCTATCACTAAATATTCAAGGGTAAAGCCTTTAAATTTAGAACCTGAAATTGAATTAGATTTAGATGCAGATATACCCTGATTTCCTAAACTTGTTATAGCCATTTCTTCTCCTATGTAATTACTGTACCAAATGCGCTAAAGCTAACAAGAGCATCTGATGCACCAACAGTAACAATATCATTATCTGCAAGTGTAATACCAAGTGTTAATGTAATAGTATCATTTGCAGAAATACTAGCATCGTAAGCTAAGTAATGTTCGTTAGCTAATGTTGCACCACCAGGTCTTACAGCAATTCTAAATGTGTTAGTTGCTGCTTCTCTGTTAGCTATAACAATAGTTGATACAATAGTTTCGCCATTTTGGTCTGCTATCAAAGTTACATCATTTGCTGAAGCATCTGCTACTTGTCCTAGCACTTTATAAGCGTTTGCCATATTTTATTTCTCCTAATATTATTTTATAGTATACTACACTCCAACCAAAAGCAAGGTTTCTTGTGGTAGATAAATTAACGCATGACCACTATCTGACCATAACATCATTTGTTCTCCCTCATTGATACCTCCTCCAGCATCAGGTAGTAAATCTATATCTTCATCTATTGGTAAATTTCCAATAGTATCTATTAATAAACTTCCACCTTCTTTGAGCATCATTAACATACTCATTATGCACCCATTACTAAAAATGGATTAATGTCTGCAGGTTCAGCTATTTGACTTGTTTTTACTTTTTTAACTGCTGTCGCATTTGCATCATATAGTAAAACTAAATCGTTTGCACCATCAACAACAATACCTGTACCATCTGTAGCACCATTAATATCTACTTGTAAATCAACAGACTGACCTTCTCCTGCACTAGATGTCTTAGATAAACCATTACCTGCAGCTACATCTTGTACATAATTACCTGATGTTCCCGTGCCTAAAGCAACATCTGCATCAATTCTGTCGTGAATATCTTCGAACATTTCTTTAACTATTGCCATACGTACTGTAGTTCCATCTACATGTGTAGGGTCTGTGGTATGCCTAGTTTCTATATCTCTAGTCATTGCAGAAACTGTTGTTCCTGATGCTGCAGTAACTAACACTACTTCTCTATTGGAAGAACTATCAGGGTCAATTACTAAATAATAAGGTGCAGCAATAGCAGATGTTCCATTAGATGTAGGTGCTGCAGTAAGTGTCATTGAGGTAGCACCTGATGCTAAAATACCATTTAAAGTTGTTTCAAAAAAGTTTGCAAATTTTACTTCTTGTGCTGTCATTTAACTTCCAAATCTCATAATACCTAATGCGTTTATACCAAAAACATTTGCACTTGTCACATCTGTGACAGTAGTTTGTCTAGTTCCACGCACAGTAATTATAGCATACTGTGTAACGCTTCCTCTTTCAACATTAGAATTTATTGGATAACTTATTCTTTCTACAACACCTCTAATAATTTCTGCAGGGTCAAACAATTCTAAGGTAACACTGTCACCTTCTTTACTACGAAGTGCATTGTACAATACATCTCCCAATCCTTTTACTTTTATAGGTTTTCTACCAGGTCTTTCTACTCTATCAGAAACATTTATTGGTATCTGTGCTACTACTAATTCAGGTCTTGCTAATGCACGAAACTGTACTGACTTTACTTTAGGAGTATTAGTACCATCAGTAGATTTAAGTACAACTTTTCCTACGATATATCTTGATACTTCTGCAATTTGTTTTTCATTATCACCTGTTCCTGTAGTTTGTGTAATAGCTTCTATGTAACTACTATCATTAGAATCATTTAATGCTTCATACTTTGTGGAGTAAAATAATTCTACAGATGTATCGCTAGGTAAAGTAAATGTAGATAATTCAGCACCAACAAACTGTTTACTTTCTGCTGTAAAGAAATCTGCTGCAGATAATACTATAAAACCTTCACTTTCAAATGTAGATGTTTGC